GGCCAGAGAACTGTTTTACTTCTTTTCTCTTATTATAGAAGCACAATTTGATAATGATTTTCTGGGGACCCCACGTCGGGTTTTCGTCCTCTTTCCGCCCCTTTTAGGCGGGGATTTAGTCTCACTATCAACAACGGGATCGACGTATTCACCATCAACCACAACCGGCAACTTATTCTTAGGTTCTAGTGGTTCATGGCAAACGGGCGGCGACAGGAAATATTCCAGATTGTGTCCAGATTGGTCAAGCCAATCAATGAAAACATCATATCTAAATCCTGGTAAACATTTGACCAACTCCCCGAGCATCCACTCGGGTGTTTGGGCGCTGCCATAACAATTATTGTGACTGTTAGGGTACTGCACAGATTCATCAAACTGAGCGAACCATCCGTTATTGAGGTTCTCAAAGTTATAGTCTGGGCAAAACCTCAGCACAATTTTTGAGACAAACTCACCAATGACTGGTGTATAAGCATCAGTCAAATAGTAAGCATACGCTTTGTCTAAAAGTTTGTCGAAGTTCGTGATATGTAGTGGCATGCTTGATGTCATATGAAATTTGCTCAATGCACGAGGTAAATCGCACATTGAGGTTAAATCTCCATACCACACATCAGGACTATACACCCTACTCAAGAACTTCACGCCTGCCTCCCCTCGCTTTATCACTTCAACGTCAAGTGTGAAACCCATCATTTTGGCGGCCTTAAGATAGATTTGAGGGGCCACATTAGCTGTGATTCCATCATCTCCACCATATTTACCTAGGGCTAGGTACGCCTCCTTGGATTCCATAAACCTCCCCTGCACTCTGCTCATCCTGTTAGCCAGGAAGGCAGTGAAAGCATTCAGTATGCTATTAAATGCAGCTGTCTCTGGAGAGCCTGATGCTCTGGCTAATCCCGAGTTATACCGGATTGAACCGGTTCCAGTACTGAGAAAAACACACAGATTCTGTTGCGAGCGCAACAGTTCAAGTATTTTCTCATGGTAAATCTCGGGGAAGCCGTACAACATCATATACTTCTCCAACAGTCTAGGGACTTCAGATACCGAGCCATCAAAACGGCTGAAATCAGTATTCATGACATGAGTGGCGGAAGAGGTAATGCGAACTACGCCTTCAGCTATTTCTACAGGGGTTTTTCCAAAAGCATACCACGACTGTCGTTTCAACACTTCAGAGAAAGCGTAAATGAATCTGGAGTAATGATACTTATCGTTCTCATTAATCGTGGTAATGATTCGGGGATCAGAGACCTTTCCATAGGCCTCCTTCTTTATAAATCCCTTGCCTTCAGCTGTCGGGTCAACGAACTGCGCTAATTCCAGAATCCTTCTTTGGGTAGGACGGTCCTGGTGGTAATATACCACTTCAGGTTCGACTGGAATTAAACTATTTCGTTTAATTCGTATACTCTCATAAAACACGTCCACAAACTCATGGATACATCTCATCAGAAACTTCGTTGGTTCGGTCTGAACCTTGACATTGGTGATTCGGCCTTGAACAGCTCGTTCAGCATTCGCCGTGTTGAGGTCGGGACAAAACCCTCCATCTAACAGCGGATTCATGAACGAAACCATTGAGGGTTTCGAATCAGGATCATATTCTTCGGGCTTAAAGGTGTAGTTTCTCACCCCAGCAGTACGTTCCCCACTGTATGCTAATACGCATCTGGTGGGGTTCTGTCTGGCGTGGAACTCATACACTACAGGCATCGAAACATCTTCAGGAAGGTGTTTCCTGACGTGCGCCGTCGTCAATCCAGACTTCACCCCTCTAGCAATGCTAGCGAGGGATTGGTCGATTTCAGCGGTCGTTACGCCAACGCACAGCTCGCCAACACGAGCTGTGGATACCATGACACCCTTTAGTGTCTTATACTGCATGCGGAGAAAATCTCCACAAACAACTTTCAGACGTTTCAAGGGCGACGCTTCAAGGAATCTTGCTAAAATGCCAAAGAGGCCAAAATACCTGGCTTGGGGGGAGAAGAGGATGACTTGATGGTCATCATCCATTTGTCTCTTGTCGATCTTATAGACCGTAGTAACAAATGGAATACAATTCTTCCAATTAGTCCACGATTTTCCAGCAAACATGCGGAACATACAGATACTGTCCGTATCATAGTTCCACACGGGGTGGATGTACGTGGCCCCACCATTAACATGGTATATGACTTCATTACGTTCATTGAAAGTAAAGTCATATTCACCAGCATTTCGAGCGACCTGAGATGGTTGGAAGGTGTAAAGCACGAGAGGCCTAAAGTATTCGACAAGAAAGGAGGGAACATCTATGTATTGACATACATCAACCATGGCTACCAAATCAGAACCTTTGGGTCTGAACGAAGAAGCTTTCGCCCCTAAGTCC